AGATAAGATTTTTCAAGAGTTCACTAATTACCCAACTCAGACAATAGAATTTAAAAATGAACCAAAACCAGTTCACCCAACTCAAAAACCTATTGCTCTTCTTGAGTATTTAATTAAGACATATACATTAGAAAATGAAATAGTTTTGGATTTCACAATGGGTTCCGGTTCAACTGGTGTTGCCTGTAAGAATCTAAACAGAAACTTTATTGGAATTGAGAAGGATGACAAATACTTTGAGATTGCTAAAAACAGGATAAATCAATTATGAAGCATCCTGGTGGAAGACCATCTGACTATGATCCTAGGCATATAACTGAGATGTTAGAGTTCTTTCAGAACTGGGAGCCATTTAGAGAGGTTGAGAAAGAAGTCGCCTCTGGTGGTAGAAAAGTAACTATAAAAGAAAAGCTCGTAAACTATCCTCCGACACTTAACAAATACGCAATAAAGCTAGGTATTGACCGCAAAACTTTAAGACGTTGGGCCGAAGACAATCCAGAGTTTCGCCCCACATATGACGCATGTAAAACAATCCAAGAGGAATGGCTCTCTGATAGAGGAACTACTGGAGAGTATCACGCAGGATTCACTCAATTAATGTTAACCAATCATTCAGATATTAGGCAAAAAGTTACTCATGAAATTGGAGAAGTGAATCTTGAGTTTAAATCTGAAAATTAACTACACTCCATTACCATCTCAAAAACCAGTCTTTGATGATGACACAACCGAAACAATCCTTCATAGTGCAGGGCTCGGATCAGGAAAGTCTTACAACCTATGTATGAAGCTTTTAAAGCTATCTAAGCTTAATAAAGGTCATGCTGGAGGATTACTTTGTCCATCATATGCCATGTTCAAGAAAGATATTTATCCTACATTTCAAGACATATTTGAGAAGTCTGGAATACCTAGAGGAAAGATTTGGGAATACAACGCTCAAGATAAAGCCTACACATTTATTTGGAACAACAAACCGCTTTATATATTCACAGCAGAAAATGAAATCGCTGGCCCCAACTTAGGTTACGGAGGAGTGAACGAGTTCTCTCTTTGTCCATGGGATCGCATCAATCAATTCTTAAGACGTATCAGAACAGACTCACCATTTAAGCAAAAGATTCTAGCAGGAACCCCAGAGGATAAATACGGCTGGGTTATGGATTACGTAAACATGATGAACGAACAGGAAAACAAAGATCCTGGAAGGTTTAAAATCATATTTGGAGACACAACAGAGAATAAACACATTGATCAACAGTATGCTGCGACCCTTGAGTATATGCTCGATAAGAGAGCCTTGCAGGTATTTAAAGAAGGTCGGATCATTAAGATTAGTGGCGATCTATTTTACTATTCATTTGATCGTGCCGTTCATGTATCAGATACAGTTTCACAAAAGAGTGGGACAATTTATGCTAACCTAGATTTTAACGTGGGCCGCATGACTTGCACTTTTGCACAAAGACATGGCAACCAAATTCATTTCTTTGATGAATTCGAACTATTAGGAAATTCCGATACGTTGCAAGCTGCGCATGAAATACTTAAAAGATACGGCAAAAATGTAATCATAACAATTGATGCAAGTGGTAAGAACAGAAAGACATCTGGAGCCTCCGACTATCAAATATTGATGCAAGCTGGATTTCCACAACAGAACATCCGATTCAAGTCAGTCAACCCAAGATTTAGGGAAAGACAGCTCCTGGTAAATGGAAAGTTCGATAAAAGAGAAATCTTGATCAACCCAAAGTGTAAAGTTCTAATCAAAGACCTTGAACAGGTTGAGCAAAACAGGCTCACATTTGAAAAGATCAAAGACAAGGATGGCAAGTTGACACACGCATCTGATACGTTAGATTATTTCATAGATTACGAATTTTCACTTTACCTAAATAGAGAAACAAAAACTATCCAATTATAAGGACTTATATGTTAAGAGATCGAAGAAAAGAGATTATTGAATACGTCAAAGCCAATGCTGACTTTATTAATACAAACAATGAAGCACTAAACATTTACGAGGGGAATCTACTTCCTTACGTTGATAAAATTCTTCAGACATCTCTTTCAGCTAATTACTACAACTCGATTAAAGATAGAGTTTTACCCATAAATATCTTACAAAGGTTCATTGATAAGGTGTCAGTCACCTATGCTAAATCACCTAGCAGGATCTCTGAAGATGCTAGAGAGCAAGAGTTCGTAGACTTCTATCGTGAAGCCTTAGACATTGACCAGTCTGGTTATATTGCAGACGCATACTCGAACCTATTTAAAGGGTTTGCCTGGGAGCCTTACATTGATAAGAACGGCAAGCCAGCTATTAGAGAGCTTCCTTTTAATTCATTCCTAGTAATGTCTGATTCATCGGTTAATCCTGAAGAGGAAACTGTATTTATTAAGCTTATGGGTAAGAAGACTGAGTCTGAAGATTCAATGCTCCTTCATGTTTATACTGACCAAGAATTCGATGCTTTTTATATGAGCGGAACTGAAGCCAGTGAATATCTAGTTGAGAATGAAGGAATAAATGTAATTGGTGTTATCCCATTCGTTTATGGTAAGCGTCAAAAGAATAGACTATTACCTGTTCTTGACTCTGATATGCTGAAAATATCTAAGGCCATTCCTGTCATGTTATCGGACGCAGCAGGTGCGCAGATGTTTCAGTGTTTCTCAATTCTATTTGGAGTTGATGTTAATTTCGATAATGCCAAAATGTCTCCAAACGTAATTTGGTCACTTAAATCAGACAGAGAAAGCGACAAGACTCCTCAAGTTGGAACGATTAAACCTGAAGCCGATACTCAAAAAGTTATCGACTTCGTTATGACTATCTTTACGCTATGGCTTGAGACTAAGGGAATTAGAGTCGGATCAATGGGGCAAATATCAGGAACAAGTCAGGCTTCTGGTATTGCTAAGATGATTGATGAGCTAGACGTTTATGAGATCATTAAGAAGCAGCAGGAATGGTTTGAGAAAGATGAATCAGAGCTATGGAACATTAAGCTTCCTAAGATTCATAACTATTGGATCAAGTCGGGAATGGTTAATCCTTCTAAGGTTCCTGGTTTAATGCCTGATGAATTAGAGATCGAAGTTGAGTTTGAGGACCCAAAGCCTCTTAAATCAAGAAAAGAAGAGATTGAGGAGATTAAAGCCGAGATCGAACTTGGAACGATGACAATGGAGCAAGCGATAAAGTTACTTCATCCTGAGTATGATGATGTAAAGATTCAAGAAACACTTAACGGAAGAGTGCTTGTTTGATTAGTTTATTGCATGGTGATTGTTTAGAATTAATGAAGTCAATTCCTGATAAATCGGTGGATATGGTTTTGACCGATCCACCCTATGGGACGACAGCTTGTAAATGGGATGTGGTTATACCTTTTGAACCAATGTGGGAGCAGCTTAAAAGAATTACTAAAGATAATGGAGCTATTGTTTTATTTGGTAGTGAGCCATTTAGCAGTTTCTTAAGATGCAGCAACATTGATATGTTTAAGTACGATTGGGTTTGGAGAAAGACCAAGCCGTCTGGGCACTTAAATGCTAAAAAGATGCCAATGAGAAAGTTTGAATTTATTAGTATTTTTTACAAAAAACCATGTTGCTACTATCCACAAGGGTTAATCGAGGGCTCATTTGACAACAATAGAAAATGGAGGAAGAGTGGGGTTAATGGCGACCATACTTACGGCGAAGAAAAAGAAATCGGCATTAGTAAGTTTACTAATTATCCGAATAACGAGCTAAATTACTCTAATCCAAATAATAATCTACTTCACCCCACTCAAAAACCTGTGGCTTTATTAGAATATTTAATAAAAACCTATACATTAGAAAATGAGACAGTATTAGATTTTACAATGGGATCTGGCTCAACTGGTGTTGCCTGTAAAAACTTAAACAGAAGCTTTATAGGAATTGAGAAAGATGACAAATATTTTGAAATAGCCAGGAAAAGAATTAATGGCGAATAAATGGACTAGAGAAAAGATTAAGATTCCAAAGACGCTAAAGCCTAAAGAGCGAGTTCAGATTGCTGAGGTTGTAATCAATCACATCATTAATAGAACAGTCGCAGGGCAAGACAAGAACAATAAAGACTTTCCTAAATACACAGCGAAATATGCTGAAGAGAAGGGAGTCGGAGTTGGTGATGTTGATTTGATATTGAGCGGTGAGATGTTAGAAGGCATTACGCTGTTAAGTCATAAGTCTGGCGAGATAATAATTGGCTATGATGATCCATCGGATGAGCTTGCTGGTAAGGTTGAGGGGAACAGAATCGGCTCTTATGGTGGAGAACCAAACAAGTCTAAAGCG